CTAATGTAGACAAAGCCTTGCGGTTGATAACAACATCGCCTAAATGATAGACTTTGTCTGTGGGCTTGACATGCTCGTTCCAAGCCTTGACCATGGCTTCGTCCATTTCTTCTGGACTATCCCACGGCCTCAACTTTGTGACACCATCATTGCGAGTGAATTTACATACGCCCATGTGTCCAAAGTGAGTATCGCTAACTAAAAATACACTAGGCATCATTCACTCCTTTCTTTTTTAACTCGACCAATACGGTCTTTTTTATTCCAATCATATGCCACTCCGTCTGGGCATACTCCACCTTTAACACTGTCAACTCCAAACATGCCACATACTTCGAAGTCCGATCCTTTGATAGTCACAAACTCATTCATGTGCTTGGCAAGGTTCATTGCTTCAGCCAGTGTTAAAACTTTGAATGTTTCTTCTTTTCCAATTACTTTGTACATGCTGTAATTGTACAGCCAAAACGCCAATTTGTCAATAAACTTCTTTTGTAATTGTATATTCTTCAATGGGCCATTTGGCCTTGAACTCATCTGTCTTTACATATTCATTGTATGCTTTAGCATCAAAGAATACTTTGGTAAATTCTGTCTTGTAACTACCTTTTTTGGTTATTGTAAGATAAACGGATTTAGCTGTGCCTGCCATTGAATGCCTTTCTTTGTTTATTGAAATATTAAGTTAACAAAAGTTTAGTGAACTGATTCTTTCGCATCTACTTCACATTCTACTACCCAGTTATTAAACTCAGTAAATTTATTTACTTCAACGCCTAGTCCTACAGCTTCATGTACAAAATGTTTTAACAACGCATTGTACAGTTCATCAGGCATGGTTTCTTTACTAAATTGAATTTTCATATATCACCTTCATAATTTTTAGGAACAATCAACCCAGAGTCAAGCGTCACACCGTTGATAGTGTGAGGCTCGTTCTCATCATAAGTCCAACCCAAAGCCTTCATCATGCGATGCTTGACCAACAAGTTAGGACTACGAAATACCTCAGTATCGTCAAAGCCCAGCATCACACCAACTTCGCATACCGCACCGCTACGGCAGACGCCTGCCACACAGTGAACAACAACATTCATTCTTTTTTCAAGAGCATGTTGTAGCAAGCCAACTAACTCTGCGGCTTGCTCACGGCTACACCGCATTGCTTCTTCTAGGACTTCGTCCTTTTCTTCAACATCAAGGAACTCAAACTGATGAGTCTCTTTGAACTTGTGCATGGGAGTAGGGAAGGGCATTGCTGGATCAACAATTTGAATCAGCATACTATTCTCGCCAGCATTGTGATGACGACCTTTTGGGATATCGCCTAGAGATACATTTTCAATCCATGGCATAATTTTAACCTTTATAAAAAACTACGCCCCGTCTGTTCCGGGGTGTCACCACTAAGAGTTGTACTGTTACTTGCCCTAGGGGTTAGGCGCCTACCCTAGCGACTCATACTGAGGTTTGTGGGTTGCTCGCTGTACTTACATTAATGACCAAACTTTACCGCCAGCATCACGATAGTAGTCATCGTTAGCATTGACAGCAGTTTCTTCATTGTCTACTGGATCCTTAACAAACCACTGTGCGTTACCTGCATTTTGGTAAGCATAAATTGTGCCAACTGTAGCAACAACCGCTGGTGTATTGGTAGTAACTGTGGTAGTCACTGTAGACGTTTCAATTCCATCATCAAAATCATCATAAACAATCACGTCATTACTCCTTCGAACAAGTGCTACAATCAGAATCAAAAATATCAGAATAAAAATAATACTGAGCATAATATACATTTTAAATAATCCCAAACAAAATAATTAACAAAACAAAAATAACAAGTCCGCCTAAAACATAGCCAAAGATTTCACCAGCGCTTGGACCAGGCTTTTCAACATAAACGACTTGCGGTTGTTGTACTGGTTGTGCGCCAGCATCGGCAGGAGCAGGTTGTGCTACCATAGGTCCGTTTTGCATAGGAACAAATTGTCCGTTTACATAGGTTCCAACCTGATAGCCTTGTTGGTTAACTACAGCACCGTTTGGATACAACACAGCATTATTGGCATACATACCAGGACCTGCGTACATTACCGTACCATATGGGTGCATCATACTACCGATAATCAATCCAGTCATTAAACCGTTATTATAGTGATAGCCCATACCCCAACCGCCGTAGTATCCACCTGAGCTAACATAGCGGCTTGAATAAGTACGGCTCACTGTAGTTGTAGTACGAGTTGTGGTTTGTGCGGGCGGAGCGCTAAAACTACCTTTTGTTGCGGTAGGTGGAGCAACTGGTGCTGGGCGGGGAGCAGGAGCACTAAAGCTACCTTTGCCTGCTGAGCTAGGCGCACTAAAACTATGACTACCACCTGAACTGGCGTGTCCACCGCCACCGCCGCCACCGCCAGGTTTGGCATCAACTGTGCCACTTAGGGCAACGCCAAGCATGATTGCTAAAAGTGTTTTCTTCATATATCCTCTATTGATTAACAAATGTTATTGTACACGATTAATGGGGAGAAGTCAATCTCCCCATTAGTTAAAAAGCGTCAAAGTACGAGTAGCTCGATTCTTTAACTTTACTCAAAACAAGTTGAATGCCTTCTGAGTTGGCAAAAACAAACTTACCAGTTTGGCTATCAATCTTCTTGATGTCGCTTGGATCAAACTTGATAGTTTCCCAATCCCAGTCCCCGTCGAGATCATCCTCGTCGTCGTACTCTTTGACTAGCACTTGAACTTGACCTTGAAGTGGATTACCTTTCCATTCAATACGTTCCATTTCGTCAGCTTTGACTTCTTCACCATTACGGATAACCTTCATGGTGAACTTGTTGCCAGCATCAAATTCTGGCTTAACGTTCAACAAACGCAGAGCATCTTCTGGTGCTTCATCGTAACGGTTCATTTCTTCAACAGTGGCCTTAAGCATGTCAAAATTGAACTGAGCAAACAATGCCGCAATTTGGCACAGCTTTTCAGTGTGCTTCTTTAGCTCTGGCTTCAAGTTGTCTGTACAGTATTCTGTAATGAAGTTGGCATCCAGGCCCTTGTAGTCCAGCATGTAAAATAAGCGTCCAGGACGGTTGCGCATGTGTTGATCCACACGCCACTTGTCGTTACAGGTAAGCACAAACAGTTTCTTAGAAGGAAACACGCCGTCCAACAGGGTCAAGGCCTTCTCTTGATCCTCGCTGTCGTAGACCTTTTCAAACTCGTCAAACAGGACCATACATGGCTGTTCAATCATTTGCATAAAGGCATTGAACTTATCACCCACCCACGGTGCGTTGATAACAATACAGGGAATGCCCAAACGCTTGGCTCCCTCAATGGCCAAATTCTTGGCCAATAGCGACTTGCCTGAACCCTTTTCTCCTGCCAGCATGACGCCTGTTGATGCGGTACGGTCCATGAACGTATTCAAAATACGGTCAGTGTTCTTGTCCAGATCACCGTAGCGTTTGCCTTTGATTTCAAACGATTCAATGTGTTCAAGGTACAACGGGCCATCCATGGGCATTTCTTTGACCACATAGTTACCGGCTGGCAACTGCTCGTGTAGATCCATTGCTTCCTTGGTGGAAACTCGAAATGTGTTGCCTGATTTCAAAAAGTATGACATTGTGTAAATCTTTCAATGTAGTGTTTGTATGCGTTAAATTATAGCATTGACCCAGGGAAAAGTCAACTAGTCATCAAAATAAAAAAGGCCAACATAACCCCTAGAAATGGATGTCCAAACAAGACTAGTGCTATGACAGCGGCCCAACCATAAAAGTTATCGTTCATCCTGCTATCCAAATTTCTTTAAATCCTTCTTCCAAAGTGGGCTCATCCCAACCAGCAATCATGCCGTTGATCACACTTTGCGGAATCCCTTTGCCTGGACGGTTCTTCAAACGAATGGCCAGTTCCAAAGGGTCAGGAGTCCTAAACACCACAGCAATATGTTCATAGTCGGGCAACATGTTAAACTTACGAGCTCGACTAGCAAGAGTCGTGCTAGTTTGGTCCCAGATTATGGTATGACCCAATGTACGGGCTCTAACCACCTGTTCGGCCATTAGGTTGACTGCTGTGGGCATGTAGGCTACAAACACTTCCGAGTAGGTCTTGCCTTGTGATCTAGCATAGTCTTCCACAAACGCATCTGTAGAGACCACGGTCAATCCCAATGCCCAGTCTTGGTTTTTAATCCAAGTACTTTTTCCCGAACCTGGAACTCCCACTAATTGATAACACTTAGGCATTACAGTTCTATTTCACTTGTATTGACCAATTCTTCTACTGCGGCGTTGAACTCGTTTTCCAAGTCCCAAAGGGCTTCGGCTCGACGAATGTCTTTTTTACGTTTACGTAGGGCTGACCCTTTTTGATACATCTTGTCCAAATGTTCCTGGCAATAGGCCTTGCCGTAAACTGTCTTACAACCGCAATATTTGATAGGCCAATCTCGTAGTGGATCCTGATCTGGACCAATATAGGTACAGCCTTCATAATTGGGTTTAAGTAAATCACTCATCTTTACCGTCCTTTTCTTTTAAAATTTGAATAAGTTCATCGGCGCTGTTGCTAGTACCATTTTCCACACGATCAAAGAAATCTTTCAATTTGATCAGTTTGCCGCGATGTAGGCTTAGTAGGAATGTGGTAGCATCCTGTTTACCTTGAGAATGTGCCAAATGTTCCAATATAACAATTAAAACAATAAAGCACCAAAATCTAGAATCATCCCAAGTAATTCCTAGAGTACTTAACATGTACGACATGGTGGAGTAAGCCACCAGTCGAATCATTATGGGACCAGTCAGCAGTTCCCACATATTAAACACGTCGCATACAGGTTGTACGTGCCATTGACTGCCAATTTGCGGGAAAGCTCTTACGCAAGTCTGCCAGTTTGAGTACCATACGCAAACTAAGTTCACGCAACTTGCTTTGGTTGTCTACAATGAACTCCACAAGCTCGTCTTTAACAATGTCAATGTTGTCAAAGTCATAGCGATCCAACATGCCATCAGTGATAATTTGTTTGATACGCAGGATCTTTTCACGAGTGGTATCCATTTGCAAGTCAATATAGTGACAACGTGATTCCAAAGCATCCAAATGGTCACGCAACTTTTTGCTACGAACGTGTTCAAACTTGATGTTGGTAATGAATATGGCCGCACCCCTGAACTCAAAACGATCTGGAATACCTTCGCTACGCAGGATACGGCTGTCAGTATTCCAAGAGATAAAACGTCGTGAGCTGGAGTCCAACGCACCTTTCAAAATATTCAGACTAAGGTCTTCCATCAAAATGCTGTCGCAGTCATCAAACACAACCACATTGCCCGCATCACTAAATTCATATAATTTGGCATATAAGCCAATGGCACTCATGGCACCTTTGACCACTTCAAACTTGGGCTTCTTCTCTGCCAATGTGTTGAACAAGTCTGCTTTTTGTAGCACAGTTTCAACACCATAACTCTTACCAACCCCTGGAGGGCCACTCACAATCATAGCACGGACATTGCCCTGCTTGACCGCCTTGGTCATGTCATCCAAAATTTGGAAACGCTCACGCAGACGTTCCATGATTTGCTCGTCTGTTTCTTGAGCCACTTCATGTTCACGAGCTTTGATTGCTTCGTTATCAAATTCAAGTATGTTTGTTGTGCCAGTATTTTTCATTGCCTTTGCCATTTTAAAAGTCCTTAAATGTGTTTAAGTAAGTGTGTATTATAACTAAGAATTGTGCTGTTGTCAAGTACAATATTTAACTTGTGCTGTTGTTCAAATTGCTTAGTTATGTATATTATACGATGGCGCAAACAATCTGTCAATCAAAAGAAAACCCCACCGTGTCACTATGTGACAGTGGGCAGGGCCAATAAAAATCACTCTCCGGTTTGAGCGGTCTATGACTAGGCTGGGGGAGTGTTGTAAAAAAACAACAATCAGGGTTAACTATTTTGTAATTTTAAAATAGTCATAACCCATGTTTTCGTCAACTAATCGAAGCGACATGGGATTGAAGAACCACCTTGGCCCTTCGTTTAACAGTCCCATAGCACCATTCTTTTTTAGTTCATCGGACACATGACTTAACATTCTGCTTTTCTTTAGTCTGTTCTGACCCAATGTCTTGGCATGTTGCCAAAATTCTGTGTTCAATGTGGATCCACCATGATAAAAGAAACTTAGCAAATCTTCTAAATTTTCTGAATATATTTCAAACATTTCGTTTACATATTTTTCACTAAATTTGTCAGGGGCGGCCAAATGGTCAGTAAAAGTTTTAACGTTCTGTATGTAAAAAAATATTGAACTAGCACTCAGTGGTTCTAGGAAGAACGCTTTGGTGCCATTTTTTAATACTCGGCCCTCATAGGCCTTTTTGGCATAATAAGATTGGAATTGATATTCTTTAATTTGAGCTGGATCTAATTTGATATTTAGGTACTCGCCCATTTCTTCTATAATATCTTCTCGTTTGGATTTGACATCATTAAACAAATAACCGTAGGTATGTCTAGATTGTAATGGGATACCAAACATCCAACCCGCGTTCATGGCCACATGGTCAGTATAGGGATCATAATCACCAGTGGGCAAAGAATATACAACACAGTGATTGACTGGACTACAATTGGACATGTTATAGTCTTTATAGTCATTGGGAAAGCCCATACAGTCAATGATATAGTCAAATCCTTCAGTCCTACCATCAATCACAATCTGTGCTGATTTTTTTCCAGGAATAACTTCAGACACTGTGCCATGCATTTCTTTAAACTTTTTTGGCCAAAATTTATAAAATCTTTCAAAAGCAAATTCTTTAAGTTCAAAATTGTTGAAATGTACAGCATAGCCAGCGCCAAACAGGGGATTGACAAAATCGTGTTCTCGCCACCTCTTATAACGGGTTCCAAATTTTAATGTGCCATCCAATAAATCTAAGTCAGCAAATTGAAACCTTGTGGCATCTTGTAGGGTCATAATAAAATTAGGATTGGTACTTTCTCCAATTCCCAATATAGGCTTATTGGAATCAAATATACTGTATACGTCCCAATTGTCTGTCATATAGGGCAATAATTCACACAGGGAAATAATACCTGCGGTGCCAGCACCAATTACTGCTATACGCTTTTTCATAGTTCTAACCTTGTCAATCCTTCTTCAGTGCCAATTGGTCCAGAAAACCAAGTGTTGAAGGCCAGCACACATCTACGTTGACGCATGGTCTGATAACCCATTACGGCATGTTGTAGATTACTGGGGAATAAAATAAGACGGCCAGTATTGGCTCCAAACTTGATCTCATCGTAGAGCCATGGTTTATTTTGAAAATCTTTTTCGTATTCAACAACTGGACCACCACCAACATAGGATGGTTTGATGAAAGTCAGTGCTTCACTGCCTGTGGGAGCATCAATATAATAACTGCCGCTGATGATTGAATTGGCATGTGAATGTGTAAAAATACTCTGTGGTATATTTTCGTGTTTGATTGCCCAACTTTGTGTAAACTGTAGTTTTTCAGAACCCATGACATCTTTGGCATACTTGTCCAGCTGAAGTTGTATCCATGCTTTTATTGATGGCACAGTGTCTAGTACACGTTTGTTTTTAGTAGTGGGGAATGAGCCATACTTGCTTTGAACCACATACTCTGCGGTCAGTATGGCATTGTGATCCTCTTTGGGGATCACAAGGTTGTCCACAGTGGCAACCACTGTGGGAAACAACATATGAGTCTTAAAATTATCTGTAGTTGGCTTAATTTTATACGTCATAATATGGAGCGGGTAGCGAGAATCGAACTCGCGAGTGTTCCTTGGCAAGGAACCAGGTTACCATTACATCATACCCGCATTGTTATCTTTAGTATCTGCTAATAACTGGACTAACTCATCTCTAACATCAAATTGTTTCATATGTTGATGGAATGATGGTTCAGCCCAGGTAGCATACCCTGGTGGAATTTTGGTAGTTATATTTGGATGTTTCCATGTTGGATCAACAATTCTAGACACTACTCCCCTGAACATGGGATCTTTTGTCAGTGAGTTTTTGATGCATTTAACACCACGTTCTGTAGCATACCGCCAAAATTCCGTTTCGTAAACTTGATTTTTAAAATAATGGAACATGATCATGGTTTCCATTTCTCTAATCATTCTATCATATTTGGTATTGGCCAAACTAAAGTGTTTGCCTTCTTTCCATACAGCTTCGGCAGCCCATTGTATAACATCCATAAAATAAATCGAAGTTGCTTCAATGGGTTCAAGGAAAAAACTGGCATTGCCGTTATAACACAGTCTAGGATAAAAATTTTGTTTTCTATAATAATTTTTGAAACTGAAAGTGTTGGTATGATCGCTTGGTGTTAGGTTGTAATCACCAAATACTGTTTGTACATCTTCTTTGACTTGATCCAATGTGGCTGTTTGGTTGTTGTAAACATACCCAATACTACATCTATTTCGCAAAGGAATTCCAAATACCCAACCGTGTTTTCTCGCAAGATTCAATGATGTATGGAATCTAGCATAGTCCCAATAGCACTGTGTGACATGTACTGAATTGACAGGAATATAGTCTGATATAACAAATTGATCTAGATCAGCTTCGCTGGGTTTGCCCGAGCAGTCTACAATGTAGGTACAATCAATATTGTCATAGCTGGCGACATTTCGATCTATAATTTTTACTCTAGGAGACTGCTGAACATAATCTAAAATAAAATCCTGTAGCTTGTTGGCATTGAAATGATAGGCATTGAACCCGGCGCTGAACCAATGTATAAATTCATCACCGTCAGACCCCCACCCAGATTTCTGAATTCCCAGTTTGGGAGTGCCATCTATCTTTTCTAAATCTCCGTAGGTGAATCCCAAATTGTGGAATAACTGTATGGGAAATTCCAAAGTGGATCCTTCACCCACTGCTTGTGGTGGCTTATTGCCGTCAAAATACCAATCAATATCCCATTTGGTACTTTTTAAAAAATGCGAAACAGTATATGCTCCCGCAGTACCACGCCCAATAACTGCTAATTTTATTTTATTCATGCCCATATTTAAGGATTATTGTAATAGTAAAGATAGATCTTGAGCCAGTCCCATGCCTTCAATATTGGCTGTATAAGACACTTGACCCCATGTACCATAGCCTAGGTCCACTAACACTGGATTTAGTAATTTACCTTCAACAGCATGTTTGATTACTGATTTAAACAACATTTGTCTTTTCACAGTTTCTTTTATACGTGCTTGACCCCGATTGGTGGCAAACTTCCAAAAATCACTATCATACATATCATTTTTATAATAGTGTAACATGATCATATCTTCTAGTCTATTGATGTAATCATAATAGGTTTTATTTGGGTTTTCACTCTTGCCAGTCCAATGACGATGCGCCATGACATTTACCACATTCATACAGGCAATTGATGTGGCTTCTAGGGGTTCTAAAAAGAAACTGGCATTGCCGTTAAATGCCACTCGACCATAAAAGTTTTGTTTACGGTAATAATTATTGAATGTAAAACTATTTGTAGTTTGGCTAGGTGTTAGGCCGTACTGATCAAAAATTGATTGAACATCTTCCTTGACTTCATCTATGGTATTGATTTTATGATTATACAAATAACCAATGCTACATCTATTTTGTAGAGGAATACCAAAAACCCATCCATGTTTTTTGGCAATGTTCAATGAATATTGAAATCTTGGAGTGTCCCAATAGCATTGAGTAACATGAACAGCATTGACTGGAATAGTTTGGGGAAGATGGTAATGGTCTAGTTCACTTTCGCTGGGTTTACCTGAACAGTCCAACACAAAGTCAGAATCAATGTCACTGTAACTTTTTATATTACCGTTAAGGATTTTTACTCGGCTCTGAGTGCCCGCATAATTTATGATCCACTCTTGAAGTTTGACAGCATTGAAATGATAGGCCACAGTGCCAGATGGAAACAAATGATAATATTCCTCGCCTGATCCCCAGCCTTGTTTTTTGATGCCTGCTTTAAATGTACCGTCTACGCTGTCTAGCTGTGGCAATTTGAATCCCAAGTATTGATCCAGGTTGACTGGAAATTCCACAGTGGAACCTTCGCCAACACTTTGGGGAGACACATTGGGATCAAAATACCAATCAATATCCCAATTGGTGTTTTTTAAAAAATACGCAATAGCATAACATCCTGCCGTGCCCCGGCCAATAATTGTTAATTTTTTCATCTAGCTATTTAATATGGAGTACGGGGTCGGATTTGAACCGACGGTTTTACGATTTTGCAGACCGTTGCATTGGGCCTCTCTGCCACCCGTACATAAAATCTCAACCAGTTCTTTTGATAATGTGATAGCCAAACTGTGTTTGAACTGGGCCAGTGTGTGAACCAACATTAATACTGGCAACAGCATCTTCAAATGGTTTAACCATTTGTCCTGGGCCAAATTCACCCAAGTCGCCACCGTTGTTACCGCTGGGACACTTGCTGAATTTTTTGGCCATTTCTTCAAAATTGCTACTGTTAAGATTGATTAGTTGCCTAAGTTCCTTGGCCAATTCTAAATTATCTACTAAAATATGACTTGCTCTCATTTATTTTCCTTATTAGCCTGTGCGTTTGATTATGTGATATCCAGCTGGGGTCTTGATTGGTCCAGTATGTGAGCCAATACCAATACTGTTTAAAGCCGCCTCAAAAGCAGGATCCATTTGACCTGGAGCTATTTCTCCTAAATCTGCCAGATTATTTTTGCTATCTGGGCATGTACTATGTGTAAAGGCCAACATCGATATATCAATACCTTGATTGATTTTTTTCCTAATCAATTGTGCTTCTTCTAATGTGTCCACTAAAATGTGACTGGCTCTCATTGGTTTTTCCTTATTAAATTGGTACCTCGTGACAGGGTCGAACTGCCGACATTCGCCGTGTAAAGGCGCTACTCTACCACTGAGTTAACGAGGCTCTTAAACATTATTTAACCTGCATTATTATTGATGAAAGAATCTCCAAGACCATACTCACCTATCGGGTGAAGATTAAATGCTAAAGAATACCTAGTCAAATTTGAATTATGACGAGTAATTCTATGAAACAAATAACTAGGAAAAAATACCAGCATGTTTTTCCTTGGCGATATTGTAAATCCTTCAGTATTCAATAAATTATATTCTTCTATTCCGCCTAATAAAAAATTGGATAAACTTAGATTATGATTTCCAAATTCTAATATACCACCATCTATAATTTCATCAAAATAAAGAACGCCACTGTAAAAACTATTCTTGTGGGAATGAAATTGTGATTCCCCGCCACGCTTTACTTTAGTGCCCCATGATGTGGTTATTATAAATTTCTTATTGGAAATTCGCAACACATTTTGAATATAGTCGTCAAAATTATCTAATATTGAGTTTTCTAAATCGGGAAACTGCTTCAAGATTTTTCTATCTGTTGTTGAATAAGCAGGAATTGTTCCATTAAAATTTGTTCCAGATGCTTGATTAATATAAAATTCACTATTTTTAATCTGTGTTTTAACAGCAGTTAGGTCAGCGGTCAAAAATGTAGTGGACACTGGTGAACTGAACGCTGGAAACACTGTGAATTTAGATATTTCAAAACTATACATATTATCCTATGGAGCGGGGTAGGAGAATCGAACTCCTCGCTTTAGCTTGGAAGGCTAAGGTATTACCACTATACGAACCCCGCATACTTTAATTAAACACACTTGGAACGTTTCACAACGGCGGTGTTCCT